GATTACAAAAAATTATCAAAAATAATGCCAAAAAGTATTGACTGGGCAAAGCTTTCAGAGTATGAAAAAGAAGATACTACTGCAAGCAGCCAAACCTTTGCTTGTACTGGTGACGTTTGTGAAATAGTAGATATAGGAGCATAGTATGCAAGTTCACGTTAGACCTTTTAGAAAAGATATTTATGATCTGGTGGATGAACCATCAAAGAAAATTTTATCAGATTATCTAATATCAAAAGGCCACACTATTGTTGAAGACAAAGAAACTTTTGATGCTGATATAGTTTCTACAAAAGATGGGTTTACCTATTTTAATGAAGTAGAAGTTAAGTCATCTTGGAAAGACGAATGGCCTGAACACTGGGCTGAGATTAGAATCCCAGGAAGAAAAAGGAGGCTTGTTGAAAAATATAAAGATCAAAACGGAGTGTTAAACTTTTATGTCTTAAATAAATTTATGGACAAAGCATGGCGTATAAAAGATACTCTTAT